ACAATATACAACTAATGCTGCTGGTCAAATTATTGCAATTACACAGCCAACTGGTGAAATTAACATTCCCGGTCAAAACAATTTATCCCCAGCAATTTCAATGCAAGGCGCACCAAGTCAAATTCAAGGTCAATTTACTAATCGAGTAAACCCTAATCCTACTGCCGCAGAAGCGGGTATGCAAAATATTGCATCGCAAAATTTGTCAACTGATTTTGGCAAAACCCAAGAAACTGCATCTAGTTCTGAACCTAGAATTGCATTATTCCAAAATATTAAAAAACTTGCACCAGAATCATTTACAGGCGTTGGTGGAGCTAGAAAAGAACTTGCAACTGGCATTCTTAATGCTGTTGGAATACCAGCCTATGAAGCAGAAAAAATGTCAACTGATGAATTAGCTAAATCTTCTGCAATGTTGTCATTGGCGGGTGGAAATACTGATGCAGCTAGATTAATGGCAGAAGCAGCAAATCCTAACAAGAAAATGAACGAAGGTGCTATTAAACAAATAGCAGATCAAATGATTGGCATGGAACGTATGAACCAAGCTAAATATAAATTTTTAGCACCAGTAGCCAACAATCCGCAAGAATATCAAAATCGTTTATCTAAATTTAATCAAGTAAATGATTTTAGAATATTCCAAGAAGCAACAGCAGAACAAGTTAAAAAATTAAAAGAATCTATGTCACCAGCAGAACAAGCAAAAATGGGTGAAAAGATTAAACTGGCAAGATCACTTGGGTTACTATAATGGCATCTTTTGCTGAACTTTGGGATGAAACACCAGCAGATAAATTTGGTGGAATGAAATCTGCTTTTGCAGACAAAATAAAAGCTGCTAATGATGCTTGGCAAGCTCAAACTGGTAAACCTTTGCCAATTACAAGTGGTGCAAGAACAACTCAAGAACAATCTAAATTATATGCAAATCGTGGTGCAAATCCTAATTTAGTTGCTAAACCCGGCACAAGCAAACATGAGTTTGGTGAAGCTGCTGATATTAGTCCTACAGTTCCTGATTCATTTTTGCAACAATTTGGATTACACAGACCGCATGGTGCAAAAGACCCAGTTCATGTAGAAGCTATGGCCCAACCAAAATCAAACAATAATTTTGCTGATTTATGGGAATCAACTCTTACAGAAACCAAGCCATTAGAACAAGCACAAAAACCATTAAATTTATCAGAAGCAATGAAAGGCGCAAACAAAACTAATGCGCCAATAGTTCAAGGAATAGCATCATTAGGTGATATTCTTTATGGTGCTGTACCAGGTGCTGTTGGTGCAGTCACTTATGCTGGTGGCAGAGCTTTAGGACAAACTCCCGAACAAGCCACAGCGACATCACAAAAGGTAGCTGGTGTTATTAGTCAACCTTTTGGTAAGGCTTTAGGATTAACTGAAACTGCTGGTTATCAAAACGAAGCATCAAGACAAATTATGGATAAGATTGGTCAATACATAGGCGAAAGCGCAGATGTTATTGCTCAAAAAACAGGCATACCTAAAACTGACGTAGAAAATATGCTTGGCACTTTAGGATTAGTTGCAGGCAAAGGTGTAGAAGTTGGTGGAAAAACTATTGGAGCTGCTTTAAAAGCTAGAGAAGTTCCAGCATCTGAATTAGCACAATTTAGAAGCGGTGTTACAGCAGAACAAATGGGCCAAAGAAACGTAGGCGCATCGGAAACAACTAAAGCTACTGTTTTGCAAGATGCTTTAAATAGAGCTACCCCTGAATTAGCTTCCGAAATTAAAAACATTAATCCTGCTGATATTAATACAACTGTCTTAGAACGTCATTTAGATGCAGATTCTTTGCCTGTTCCTATTCGTTTAACAAAAGGTCAAGCAACACAAGACCCAACTATTCTTTCTAATGAAGTTAATAGTCGAGGTAAAAATAAAGAATTAGCTGATCGTTACAACGAACAAAATCATCAATTAATTGAAAACATCAATGCTATCAATGAAAACGCTGCTCCTAATGTATTTGGCACAAACCATATAGAAAATGGACAAGCATTAATAGACTCTTATTTAAATATAGACAATGCTCGTAAACAAAACATTACAGCTAAATATGATGCATTAAAAGAAGCTGCCGGTGGTGAAATTCCAATTGACGGAAATGCTTTTGCTAACAACGCATTTAAAGCACTCAAAAAAGACTTAAAGAGCGATTTTTTAGCTAGTCCAATACAAAAGCAATTAGAGCGTTTTCAAGCTGGCGAGCCTATGACTTTTGAACAATTTGAATCGTTAAGAACAAATTTAGCATCAGAAATGCGTAGAGCAGCTAGAGCTGGTGATGGAAACGCTGAAGCTGCTGCAAGTATTGTCAGAAACGCTTTAGAAGAATTGCCTTTAACTGGCGAAACTGCCGAATTAAAACTATTGGCTGACGATGCTAGATCAGCCGCTAGAGAACGATTTACTGCTTTAAAAGATGATAAAGCATATAACGCTGCCGTAAATGGATCAGTTGCACCAGATGATTTTATTCAAAAATATGTAGTCAATGGCAAAAAAAATGATATTGACACAATGATTAATCAATTAGGTGCAGATTCACAAGCTAGAGAAGTTATGGCTGCTGGCATTATCAATTGGTTAAAATCAAAAGCTGGTATTGTTAATGAATCAGGCAACTTTAGTCAAAATGGATTTAATAAGGCATTACAAAGCATTGATCCTAAAATATTAACCATTGTTGGCCCAGAAGTGAATGCACAACTAAAGGCTTTAGGAAATACAGCTAGACTGACTCAAGCTAGACCTAAAGGTAGTTTTGTTAATGAATCAAATACTTTTGTTGCTCAAGCGGGTGAGTTTGCTAAATCGGGCGTAGAAAAAGGCGCAAACTATGTATTTGGAGCAAACATTATTCCAGTAGGAACAATAGCAAGAGAAGCATTAGGAAAAAGAGCAGTTAATCAAGCTACTAAAGAATCTTTAAAGCCTGGTGCTGGTACTAAAATTTCAGATATAGGAAAACAATAATGGCATCAGTTCTACTCTCATCCGTTGGCAATGGTCAACAATTCTTTGACAATAATGGTTTGCCTTTAGCTGGTGGGCTTATTTATACCTATCAAGCAGGCACAAGCACACCATTAGTTACTTATACCGACAATGGTGGAACTATCGCTAATACCAACCCTATTGTATTAAATAGTGCTGGTCGTGTTCCTTATGAAATTTGGATGTTAACTGGTTACAGTTATAAGTTTGTTATTCAATCTGCAACATCTACATTAATACAGACTTTAGATAATTTATACCCTATTTTGCAAAATGCCCCTGCAAGTGCTCCAGCAGTACCTAGTGGAGGTATTATTTTATGGTCAGGTTCTACAGGATCAGTCCCAAGCGGATGGTATTTATGTGATGGAACAAATGGCACACCGGATTTACGCAATTCGTTTATTGTTGGCGCAGGAAATACTTATGCAGTAGGAGCAACAGGCGGTACAGCAGATGCAATCGTTGTTAGCCATACGCATACTGCAACTGTTACCGATCCAGGACACTTCCATACAACTAAATCATATTTATCTACTTTTAGTCCAACTGGTCAATCTGTACCAAGTCAAGCAAACCAATGGTCAACTCAAAGTGGAACAGATTCAGCTACAACTGGTATTTCTGTTGCAAACAGCACAACTGGTACAAGTGGCACTAATCAAAACCTTCCACCTTACTATGCTCTTGCATATATTATGAAATCTTAATCATGATTGAAAAAGACCCAACATCTTACCCTTTTATTACTTATGCTTGGGTTTTAGGACTTTCAGCTTTAGGTGGTTTTGTTAGTTTTATGAATAAACTTAAAGAAGGTAAAACAAGAGCATTTAACATTGCTGAATTTTTAGGCGAAATTGCTACTTCTGCATTTACTGGAGTTATTACATTTTGGCTTTGTGAAAACGCAGGGTTCTCACCATTAATTACTGCTGCTTTAGTAGGCATATCAGGACACATGGGAAGTCGTGCAATTAGTTTGTTTGAAGATTTACTTTCTAAAAGATTCTCACAATGATCGATTATGTCAAAATATCACTACTTGGTGGCCTATGCCTTATTATTTTTGGCGGTGGGTATTGGATGGGCTATTCACGATACGTGGAATACAAAAAGTCGGTTGAAATTGCTGCCAAAGTCCAAGAAGCAAAAGTCGAATCAATCACTAAACAACAAGCCTTAGTTACTAAATCCATTGAAAAGGAATATGATGCGAAACTTGCTCTTTTGCGTAGTTATTACGCTAACGGGATGCGCCAGTCCAATACCAGCAGCTTGCCCACCAATTCAGGCATCGCCCCCAAGCCGTTTGATGTTAGCTCCGCCTACTCAATACTTATTGGACAATGTGCAGAAACTACCCAGCAATTAGTATCCCTTCAAGAATTTTTGAATGAGCAAATGGGTATTAAATGAATAGCAATTTTCAAAAATGTTTAGATTTAGTATTGCAATCAGAAGGTGGTTGGGTTGATGGCAATAAGATTGGTGATCCGGGTGGCGAAACAAACCTTGGTGTTACTAAAAAGGTCTGGCAAGAATGGGT